TTCAACTGGTTTGATGCGTTTATACTTGATTCCTGAGATATTTCCTTCTTGGATCCATTCCCAATTCACACCACCACGTGGGTCGACCATCTTCAAGTCTCCGCTACCTTCTGGTGCATTGATATAGTATGTGGCTGATATCAAAGATCCACCATGGTCATGAAGTGCTAATTCTTCTGCTGGTATTTGACGATTAACCCAACCACGTGTTACATCAGGATTGAAGTTAAAAGATTCTGGGAAGTATTCAGAAGCGTTCTCACGTGTAGCTGAAATAATCTTTTCACGCAATGTATTGATACATGGTGTTTTGTAATCCCAAATATTGAACATATGTCCAGGGATTTGTTTACACATACTGATTTCTCGTAGCAACATCTGATTGAATTCAGAATTAAATCCAGTATCAATTTCCCAGATAGGAGTTACCCACCACTCATGTTTGATTACGCTCATACTTGCTCAACTGTAATATTACATTTACCCAAGAAGTCAATACCATCAGTGTTGCGATATGCAGTTCGATAATAAACCTTACTGATACCTGCACCATAAATCATCTTGGCACATTGTACGCAAGGAGCATGAGTGGCGAATAAAGTAGCACCACTGCCAGACTCACCATCACGAGCCAATTTGAGAATAGCGTTTTCTTCAGCATGGAGAACTTCCTTCTTGGTAACATCTTCTGTAACAAGAGTCTGTGGATTAACATAGCGGTATTCACAAGTGTTATCCCAGCCAGCTGGCATACCATTATAACCAATTGAGATGATGCGATTATCTTTAATAATCACAGATCCTACCTTTAAACGAACGGCAGAACTCAGCTGAGCAAATCTCTCAGCTGTATCCATGAACGCATCAACCCATTTTTGTTTCATTATCTTTTCCTGCTTGATTTTTAACCAACGATATTGATTTTAAATTCAATATTCCTTTATTCTGTACCACAAAGTCTACAGTTTTAATTATGTTTTCCAATGATAATTTTTCTTCAGTGAATTTACTCACTCTAGGAGTATCAACAAAACCCAACTTCAGATTACAAATACATGGCAATTTTCTATGATTTGTGGAAAATGTATCCAATAATTTTTTAGTTTGTACATATTTCTCAAGCGGATCATTATCTGGTCTTGGGTAATCTGTAATCACACTCGCTGAATTTATTATGAGTTTATCTTTACCGCTCCAGAGTTTGGCCATTCCCTGCAACAGAAGAAACTGACTATCGTCCCAATTGTTATATGCATTGTTTATAAAAACATCTGCATTGATTGAACTCGATAAAATTCTAGTACGATTGGCAGGAATGGATATATCATATCCATTCGATCTAGAAAACCCAATACACGTGTGTCCTGCATTTTGAAAATGATTAAATAACGATAACCCTATTCCAGAGGTATGTCCTGTAATTGAAATAATCATTTTAACTTCTCATAATATTTCTTCAGTCTTTGTAATACAGTTAGCTTTTTGTTGCCCCAGACTTTGGAGCCTTCTCTTTTTTTGGTGCAGGTTCCTTTTTCGCTACAGCAGGTGGTACAGCAATCATACCAGCATCAAATACTAACTTATGTGTAATCTTTGGATACATCTTAGTTAGCTCTTGGTCTTTAACGGCAAGAACCAACTTAGCCTCTGAAGGATGAATACCTTCCAGTAATTGAATGAATAAAGTTTCACGACGCAGAGCAGATAAGTCTGTGCGACAGTAGATATACAACTTGCGCATTTCCATATGCAAGTTGCCTGGACTCATGCCAATTGGCGCAGCATCTTCTTTGTAAGGTGGTGAGCCTTCAGGTAATGCAAATTTCTTTGCTGGGTCAAATGCATGTTCAAACAACAAACGCAATGCGCCATTACCAGCATGTTTGGTGATAGTAGACGGATCCTTGTTAATCTCGTCAAGTAATTCAGTGATAAGTTTCGAAGCCATTTAAAAATCCTCTAGTTCGTCTAACAATAAACGACATTTATTTTCAATAAGATACGACATGATCGCCATCTTGTCGCCAGTGGGTTTACTATTTACATATGTATCTATGATATCTTTTGATACGTGTTTTGGAATCTGTTCAAAGTCAATCAATTGAACATTACGATGCCAGTTACGACGTTCGTCATCATTACGGCAAGCGTCAAAACCTTTCTCGATAAATTCCTCGAGACGTTTAGCACTAATTGATTTCTGACGAACACCTTGTACAAAGATATCATCTGGTGATAAAATGTTTGGAATACCATCATCACCTGCCTTAACAACGTGAGTGATGTATTTCTCATATACTTCACGTTGATTGGCTTTAATCTGTTTCTTCTGCATTGGTGAATATTGGTTAATGTTATCCCACTTCTGTAGTTGGATAAAGTCACCATCAGATGAAAGAATCAAAACCTTCTGTGGTTCTTCGAATAAACCTTCTGTAATTAAATCATTGTCCTGAGTCCACTTGGCAAGAACAGCAATAACATCATCAGCCTCAGAGTGCTCAAGATGAATGACTTTGTATGGAAAGTGTTTTGCGATATCGTCACGGATCTCTGACATAGTATCAAAGATAAGTGTCCAATTCAAATCAGAGTTATCACGTGCCTTCTTACGTCCAGCCTTGTAATGTGGGAATACGTCTCTACGCCAGTACTTACGTCCATCGCAGCAGATTACCATCTCACCATATTCTTTACCATACTTCTTCTTGTATGATTTCAGTGTGGATAGAACTACGTGACGGGTAAGGTTCTTTACTTCAGAGTCAGTTCCCTTCAGTTCACGTTGAAAGGAAAGGATGTTGCTAAGAGCAACTTGGCTATAATCAACTAAAATCATTTCTTAGTCTCCTCATAGCCACGAACAACTTCTTTGAGAAGTCCACGAAATATCATTCTAAATTTTCTCATCAAAATGCTCCAAGTAAAATTGTTTCTTCATTGAACCGACCATTCGGTACAGAAGGTTTAGTTGTCAAAGTCTTCAGAGCAGCATTCAGTGGACGCTTACCCATAGTCAAGCCTTTGAAGAATTCCTCTGGTTTACGTAGAGTATATTGTTTTGACATCACAACATCGAAACCGATGATGGTAGTACCCTTAACAGATAACGTACCCATGTCTGCTTTGTAGCAGCCAACTCGGCGATACTTTGTGTTGTAGAACCAGACTTCTGTTGAGCCAATGATGTTTGTCATTGGAGCTGACTTCAAACCAAGTTCTGGCAGTTCTTTCATAAACTTCATCTTGGCGACCTGAACCGATGCTGGCTTTTCCTTACGCTTGCGTGGCATACGGTTAGCTTTGGCATTCTGCACTTGTTGCTGACAGTCAGCGATAATCTGGTCAACGAAGTCTGCGAACTTCTTCAATTCTCGTTTGGTGAAGTGTGAGTAACCTTCCACGAGTTGCTCGTCGTCTCCAGCAATTGCCTCACGAAGTTCTTTTGACAGACCAACATATTTGTCACCGATGCGTTTGGCGATTGGTGCTGCAACTTGATTACCGCTGAGGTAGGATTTTGCAGAGAAGGTTGTTTTGTTTTGTGTAAAGTCATCTATCGCAGCATCGATCTCAGCAGCGTGTTTGCTTGCTGCCTCATCCATGCGTTCCTGTATTGAAAGTACTGGTGTTGCATCAACAACATCAACTTTCTTCTTTTCTTTAATTTCAGAAAACTGTTTAACCAATGATTGGATTGTATTTTGAATCCAATTCAACTCGTTTTGTTCGAGATATCGATCTAGAGTTTTCATGCGACACAAGACACCAAGCTGACGAATTTCCCAGTCTGGCATCTTGTTGAATGTGGGGATCAACCCCTTTTGATTTTGTTTAATGAGATATGTTTCAAGCCACTTACGTTTAGCTTTATCATCCTCATTGTTGTTGTACCATACCAATGCTTTGGTTAGGTCAATCTTATAGTTTTCTTCAGAAAGGACTGGCTCTGAACCACCCTTCATGACTGCCATCAGTTGGCGGGTTTTCTCATTACGTTTTTCGACATTAGTAGCCATAGGTTTTCAACCTCCATTTAATAATATAATTATACCCTATTTCTGATTTATTGTCAAGCAGTATTTTATCATCTCCAGACGAGTGATTGCAGAGGGTGTTTCCCACATGGAGAAGTGGGTACTCTGCGGGATCTCAACTTCTTGCGCATCAGGAAATAACTTCATGAATTCGTCATAGCCACCTGTGGTCGACTCATAGTCGTACTCGCCCTTAATTGCAAGGATCGGTGGAACTTTGGTTGCATCGAAACCATTATCGCCATGATCAACCCAATAGTTGTTAATGTCATACACAACCTGAGCAGGAACTGACCATTCTTTCCCACCCATAACATCAATCATAGCTTCTTCCCATCCATCAATTCTGAATGGGTTTTGCATCATTAAGTTACTAATCTTGGCAAGACGTTCGTTCTTTAACTTCTCTATACCAGTCTCAAACTTCTCTTCGTGTTTAACGTAATACTTCTTATCGTTACGAATAGATGGGCTGTGAATGATGACCTTATCGAACAACCCACGACTGGCAGCAACTAATGCTGGAGCAGTGGAAGTTGAAAACCCGAAGATTGTTTTTGACTTATATTGTTTTGTAACTTCAGCCATTGCAGATTCAATCTGATTGGCGTACTCAATTCTATCATAGTTGAAGAACTCATGACTTTCGCCATAACCAACTGGATCAAATAAGATTACATCAATACCAGCTTCACAGAAATACTCTGCATGAGTTTTCCCATCTGGAAGTTTAAAATCCCAAAATGCTCTGGACGACATACTTTGTCCAGGGAGTAAGAATAGTAAGTGTTCGTTTGATTCTATTTTAAGTTCGCATGTAACCATGTCAAAATCTCATTATCTTCAAAATATCTACCCTCGAAACAAGAAACAGTAATAACATTGCCAGCTGTACTAGTCAAGAACATTGCGTCCATATCTTCAGTAACAGTATATTCAGAGATGTCAGCATAGAAGAACTGCACATTATTTTCGTCACAAAGTTTTCTCACCAACTCCATCGATGTTCCCTGAAGACGATTGGATCTTGGTGCGTAAACAAAACCATCTTTACTGATGAAACCAACATTAAAGCCTGGACCCTCAGTAATGTATGAGTGGCGATTCAAAAGAATAGCAGTATCATAACCACGTTCAATAGCTTCCCACTGAGCAAGGTTCAAATCATTCCACGCAAAGTTCTTCATGGTCTGATCAATACAATCATTGCGCTTTTGTTTAGCCAGACACACAGTGGCTGTGTTGTTTGCGTTGAAACCAAAGTAAGGTTTAGCGTAAGCAACTAATCGGTTATCGCAGTTCGCTAGATCTCTTGGATTACCAGAGCGAGGAATACCACGAGTAACTGCAACCCACAAGAGCAGGTCTTTGGTGGGAGACTTCTTCACTAAATTGACCAGTAGAGCAGTTAGCTCATCATATTCTGGGCAATTTAATTTCCATCCAGCACAACTGGCTTGAAAGCGAAGAATGTGCGCATCAAGATTGACGATACGACCATCCTTCACAGCAATAACATCATAAGTAGCATCGCAGTGAATCAAACCAAGATCCAAAATAGATACTGTAAGATCTTTGACCTCGCAGTACTCTTTACCATTCCAAGCTGGGTAGTTAAGCATCCATAATCTCCAATATTTTATTTGCTAACTCATATCTATTGTTTTCAATCATTATCATATGCGTTGAGTTTTCAATATTATGAATTCTTTTATTCTTGATGTGTTGTATCTGCATACCAACTCCACCTAAACCTTCAGTTGTAAAGAAGATGTCAACTGGACAAACAACTTTATCTAATGGAACTCTGGGAATTGGTTTGGTTATATTGATATTTCTTGAGATAACATCTTCGTGCGTTTGGTCCAGTGGTTTTATTTTAGATGAAGGATCTAAGAGAATAATACCTTTGGTGTTTTCGTCTGCGCAATTGATACAAACAAAACTACCATAACAATAACCCATCAAATAGTCTGGTTTAAATTTGGAAACTAATTCCTTAGACTCTTTGAAGATAGACTCATGAGTATCGGCGACGTCATAATCAACAGCAATAATTTCTGTGTCGATTAAAAGGTCACCGAACTCAGCAAACATAGTTTTATACTTCCAAGTTTGCCCCATGAAGTAAAGTAGTTTACGTTTGGGATTAGCTGGCTGCTTGTGGTTTATTTGCACTGGTAATGTCTTCGTACATCTCAACGAATTCTTCGTGTTGATCAATCTCTTGTGTAAGAGTTTGTTTATGATAAACCTTTGCCATCTTATTCACGATTTTGCGAGAGATCTGAAAGTTATCAGAAACATCTTTAACTGTTTCTTTGATCAAATCACGTTCAGCTTCAATGCGAACCATGGAATTGCTAATCTCACGAATAGCACCAAAAATTTTCTTACGATCTTCAATAGATGAAATTGCCATAATATACCTTATTAGTCACAGCTTGAGGAAGAACCACTATCACTAG